AATGGTTAGTACAGTCATTATTATTTATGTGAAGACATTTTATGGCTTTAAAAACGATGGAAGCGCAAAAGAACTACCCAAGTCATTTGATATGCTGGTAGGTCAACTCGCATTAACAAAAGGGAGCTAAACAAAATGTATCCAAATTCCCCCAATATAAGAATGGAATTACTAACCTTGGAGATGATTCCAAACACCATGGGTGTAATGAGTTATCAGTTTAAGTCAAAAAAAGAAGTGATTGGTATTAATTTTTCGATTACTTCAAGAGAGTATTATGAAAGTAAACGCTCAGATATCAGAATTGATATCGCTGTTAAAGTACAAAGCATCGTTTATGACAATGCTAAATATGTAGATATAGGACAAGTTATCTATAAGATAGAAAGAACTTATCAAACTGGACAGTTTATTGAGCTCTATTTAAAACGAACACCCATCAAGTTAGGTGATATCATTGATTACACTTGATGATTTAGGACAAGCTATTGAAGATGAAATAGAAAGTTATGTAGAAGGGTTAATTCCCAAGTTAGAAAAAAGGCTTAATGATACTGCTGAAGATATCTTAAACTACATGAAACGTAATGCGCCAAGAAGTGGCTATAAAAATGCATTTGCGGATTCATTTGTCGCAACTTCACAAGGCACAGGTATGAATCAATCCATATCTATTTATTCTGAAGGTAAAGGTGGATTAACTCATTTACTTGAGTTTGGATATACACACCGAAGTGGAAAGTATGTCGGACCACGACCTTTTATGAGGCCAGCTTATGATATGTTTACACCAAAGATGTTAGAAGACATCAAAGAAATCATTTCTAAAGGAAACTGATATGAAAGAAATTTTAGAATCACTTTTTACTACATTAAGTTCTGTTTTACCAGGACAAGTGTCTTATGGTAAAAAAGATAGTATTGATGCGAGTGATGATTATATCATTTATCAAGAAGTATCAAATAAGGGATCGATGTATGCAGACGATAAAGTAACCATGCGCATACTAACGATTCAACTTAATTTAATAACAAAGAATAAGAACCTCGAGTTAGAAGAAAAGCTCGAGGTATCTTTGTATTATGGTGGTTATGAATTTCAAATGATCACAGAATATCAAAATGAAGACGGTTCAATAAACCGTGTATATGAAATCAAATTGGAGGTTTTATAACAATGAGTAATAAAGTAACTTTTGGCTTAACCAATGTGCACTATGCACTGGCAACACAAACAGAAGATGGTAGTTGGACCTTTGGAGTTCCTAAACGATTAGAAGGTGCACAAGAAATTACAACTGAAGCGATAGGTGGTAGTTCACAAGTCTATGCAGATGATAAAGTCATTAAGACACTTGTATCAAATTCAGGGTCTAACGTGACACTAAAGTTCACAGAAATTGATGAAGCATTTAAAAAAGATATCTTTGGTTTCTTAGAAGATACTAATGGCAACTTAGTAGAAATTGTGAATGCTGAAACAAAGACATTCGCATTAGGGTATGAAATTCAAGGTGACATGAAAGCAAGACGTATTTGGTATTTCTTATGTACAGCGACACCTTCAGGAGACTCAAGTAAAACAAAATCAGATTCGATTGAAGCAAACTCAATTGAACTTAATATTACAGCTAGACCAATTGAAGCAGGAAATAATCTCATCTTAAGAGCAATTGCAGGCGCAACAGATACAAACTACGCAACATTTCTAACCACTGCACCTACGCTTCCGACATTCTTATAAGGAGTAGCACATGGAAAAAACACTTAATCTAGGTGATAAGGACTATCGCCTGCATTCTTCACTATTTACAATTATTGATTACCGTAATGTATTTTCAACAGAGCTATTTAGTGATATTAAAAAATTAGAAAAGACCGGTAAAAAAGAAGAAGACTTATCTACTGTCATTGATACGATCTTTAGGATTATCTATGTACTTCATAGACCTTTTAGTAAACAATCATATAATGACTTTTTAATGTCTCTTGATTTTGGTTTGTTAAGTAACCAGGATGAGTTACAAAATCTAACGAATACGATAGGTGAAATGCTCGGGACATTTCAGAAAAGCACACCCACACCCAGCAAATCAAAGTAGCACTGAAGAAAAAGACATCACAGCAAACATCATATTTAATCTTGCACATCTAAGATTATCAATTGAAGATACCAAGTCATTTGACCTAGATACATACTTTTCAATTGTAGAACTTGAAAAGAATGTCATTACTGGTAGCAAAACAAGTAAAAGAGCAACACAAAATGACATTGATAACTTTTTAATATAATAATCATATATTTTGCTGATTATTTTTGATATAATCTTTATATTAGAAAATCTGGAGAAATCGGTATGAATTTAAAAGAAAAAGCAGCAAAATTAAAAATTGACATACCTGCAATATTCATTGCTCTGAAACATAAAGAAACTCCTTTTGCCGCAAAATTTTTTGCTGCTATTACAATTGTCTATGCTTTATCACCAATTGATCTTATACCGGATTTTATTCCCGTGTTAGGTTATTTAGATGATTTAATCATATTACCCATTTTTATAACTCTCACAATTAAAGCAATACCTCAAGAGCAGTTTGCACTGTATCGAAGAGAGGCGGAAGGAATGTGGATGAATGGAAAGCCAAAAAAGTGGTACTACGCAATTCCATTTGCTATTATTTGGTTTGTGATTATTGTTCTCATACTCAAAACAATTTTGTAATATCTCATTAGAATCTTAACACATCAAATCTGATGTGTTTTTTTATACATTGGAGGTGGAAACATCGCAGAAACAGTAAAAGGACTCAATATCAAACTTAGCCTTGATGGTAGAGATTTAGAAAATGAATTAAAAGATATAAAAAAGGATCTCAAGGAACAAAACAAAGATCTAAAAGCCATTAATGCTAATCTAAGATATGATAGTTCTAATCTTGATTTATGGAAATCAAAACAAGATAAACTAAATAGTATTTTACAAACAACTAAGAAAAGGCTAGATACACAAAATCTAGAACTTGAAAAAGCCAAAAAAGCAGTTCAGATTGGTGATATGAGTCAAGATGAGTTTAATAAGCTCAAGCGTAATGTCCAATACACTGAAGCTGAACTTGCAAAACTTAATGGCGAGCTTAGTAATACAAACAATAAAATCAAAGAATTAAGCAATGCCAAGTTTGATAAGATTGGTAAACTTGGTTCAACACTGACAAAATCTGTAACGGTTCCTATCTTAGGAGCCGTTTCTGCTTTAACAGCCTTTTCAGTAAAGACTGCTTATACAGCTGACGAGATTGGTGATACTGCAGAAAAGATTGGTTTATCAGCTGAAGCATTTCAAGAGTGGAATCACACAGCGACTATCTTAGGAGTCTCTACAGAACGCATGGAACGAGCCTTTGTTAAGGTTAACGGTATCTTAGGTGATATTGCAACTGGTAATGGTGATAAATTTGCTGATAGTTTAGGACTCATTGGACTGACAGTTGATGACTTAAAAGGCAAAAACACCGACGAAGCTTTTTTGCTGATAAGAGATGCATTAAGTAAAGTCGAAGATGAAACGATAAGAGTTGGTGTGGCCAATGATTTATTAAGTGAAAGAGTCGCAGCTGACATTATTCCTGTTTTATCTAAAGAAGCAGAAGTTATTGATGGTTTAAGACAAGAAGCAAGAGAACTTGGTATTGTGACTAATGAACAAGCTGCACAAGCGGGTGAGTTTACGGATGCCCTAGATAGAACCAAACAAGCCTTAGCAAGTCTAGCAGTTGATATCGCAAGTACACTTATGCCTGTGATTCAAAACTTAATCATCAAAGTTAGAGATGAAATGATACCTGTCGTTAAAGACTGGATTACAAAATGGAATAGCCTAGATTCAGATACAAAGAAAATGATCGTAACCCTTATAGGTGTAGTTGCGGCTATTGGTCCAGTACTTGCGATTGTCGGTAAGGTTGGACCACTCTTGAATATTGTGACCATGACGCTTAAAGGTGTGGGAGCTGCCGGGCTTTTTGCAGGGGCAGGTATAAACTTTGCTACCCTTGGAATTGGTGCGCTCATCGCCATTTTAGCCCTTGCTTTATTTCAAAGTGAAGAGTTTAGAGCTTTGCTTGATAGACTGATGGAAACCTTCATGTTGTTACTGCCTCCGATCATGATGATCGTTGATGCACTCCTTACTGCACTTCAACCAATTCTAGATGTGATTATCGATTTAGTTGTCATGTTGGTTGATTTATTAGTGCCTATCTTAGATGTCTTGTTAATGCCACTGATTATGCAAGTAACGATGTTCGCTGAAATACTAGAAGCACTTGCACCACTCATTACAACCCTAGGTCAAGTCTTACAAGCAATATTAGTTCCAGCCATTAAAGTCTTAAAGACCGTACTTGATCCCATCTTGAAAGTGGTTCAAAAAATTATCGAGTTTATTCAAAAAATCTTTGAATGGATAGGAGAGTTACCTAAAAAGATTGGCGACTTTGGTGGTAAGGTAAAAAATGTCTTTGGTAGTGTTACAGAAGGTATCAGCAATATAGCAACCAATGTCACTGATGGTATTAGTGATTTTGCAGGTAAGGCTGCAGATAAAGTTGGAGGCTTTTTTGGTAAGGTGGGTGGGTTCTTTAGCGATACATTTAACCTAAAAGGGTCTAGTCAGACACTTAATACGACAAATTCATCGACAAGTACCGCAAATACAAACCATATTACAATCAATACAACCTCGCCAACCTTTGATATTGATTCTATCAATCAAGCATTAGGAGGTAGTGTCATTTGATCAGAGCATTTTACTTAGAAAACGAATATGGTGAACTGTACTATTTCAACCATAAGAATCAAACGATTATAACCCAAGCCAGTGGTCTTGGTTTTTCTTTAGATATTAAGTACTTAGAATACAACAAATACTTTGCAAAAACTGAAAGCAATCTCCCTTTAACAGATATTACTGAAACACTGATTTTCTTAAAAGGCTATCAAGGCTATAAAGACTTTGTGGATTACTTGTCGCGTTCCAAAGATGCGTTAAAGATGCATTATGAAACACCAGCATTTAAAGCGTATTGTTATGTCGATGTATTGAGCTTATCAAAAGGCGAGCTGGTTGCTTCAACCTTGCAAAGTCAGATTGTTTTTAAAAAAGTATCCATGTGGTATAAAGAAAAAACCTTTGAGATTATCGCGAATGGGAATCAATCAGGTAAAGTTTATCCCTATAGCTATCCCTATCACTATGAGAGTTCTTATCAAGGACTGATTCATATCAATAATCAAGGATTAGATGAGGCACCAATTAACATTGAAATCCATGGTGCCTTTTATCATCCTGAAGTATCAATCTTAAAAAATGGTTATGTCATCTCAAAAATGAAACTATATGTTGAATCAGAGAGTGCATCACTAAGGATAATAGCCATACCAAGTAAACAAGAAATATCATTATTAGAAAACGGAACTACACGAGATGTTTACGGCCAACAAGACTTTCAAGAAGATAATTTCTTATTTGTGAATCATGGCAATTACGAAATAGAATTTAAACCAGGTGTGGCGACAGAGTCTTTATGTAAAGTAACCTTACTTGAAGGGTATATGGGGATTTAATATGAAACTCATATTTTTAGATAGAAAAACTCTTCACTATAAAGATTATGCACCAGTTGGAAAAGAATATGAGATTAACCTGGATATGGTCATCATTCAACGTTCTGTCTTTAAAGCCAATAAAACAAATATCCAAACATCAATAGGCGATATCGTCATAGCTTCTAATGAACTATTTTCATATATCGGTATCCTAGAAAGTATCGAACAAAAAGACGATCATTCAACAATCATTAAAGCGCTTGATTTTAGAGAGATATTTAATTTAGATATACCAGTTGTTAGTTTCACCGGTGATCTAATCGATTACTTGTATCAAGTGATTCATGCGCATTTCAAAGTAAATGCTGACTCTATGCAAAACCTAGACTACTTGACTGTGCAAAAAGATGCCAGTGTTTATGGTTCTTTAAGCTTTGAAGCAGATAAGATTGAAAGTATATCAAAACTCTTTGAACTTGTTTCAAAGACCTATGGGATTAGTTTTCAAACAGAAGTAACCTACGTGAGAGGTAGAATCACAGGTATCTTATTTAAGATAGTGTACGTGAATGAAGGACTTGTGATGAAGAGTAATTTATCATCGATTTTAAATATTGAAACCAATGATTCATCCTCACAAGTGATTAATAAGATTGTCTTTTATCCTAGAAGCGATAATGAGATATATAAAGACATTAAAACCTATTACTTACTTACAAGTGGGAATATCACAGAAGATGCTAATCATGTAGATAGGTATCATTCAGTCATGACCAAATCATTTATCTATGCAGATAAAGAAGTGGATACTTTAGAAACCAAAGCTAGAAGTGAGATGATGACCTCAAAACTAGATCACTATATCTCATTTAATTTAGATCTAAACAATAAAGTATTTAAACCCTTTATGAACTTTCATTTAGGGGATTATATATCATTTATTCATAAACATAAAACCTATGACACGGTTGTAACAGGTATTTTATTTAAAGATACGCTTAAGGTCGCAAAAATAACCCTAGGTGAATATCGGGTTAAGCTTACAGAAAAAATACAGCTTTTAAGTAAAGCAAAAACGACACAGTCTAGTAGTGTCACGATTACCAATACCAATTTAGATGGAGGTGAATTCTAATGGGAATTCAAAAAGTAACCTTTGAAAGTGGGAATGTTACCGCAAAAATTGATGCAGACTTGTATCACTTTTTTTATTCAAAGGATATCGGAATTTTAAAAGGATTAAAAAATGAGTGTCAAGTGACACTCGCTAATAACACATTAACGTTTCAAGACGGTTATG